TGAAATTGCACAGCCTGATTGGTAACATTTCCTGTTGCTGCTGCCACAGGGTTGGACGAGTTATTGGTGTCTCCTTCCGCATATGCTGGTGTTATTGTGAGAATACAGAGAGCGAGGTAGTAGTAGAGTTTATTGTGTAGTTTCTTGTGGTATCCCATTGTTCTACTAATCCAGCTGATCTTGATGTGACTTCTAGTGACCAAGGTAGTGTAGTGTCAGTAACAGTAAATACTGCATCGCCTCCAGCGATACCAGCACTAGCTGCTGCTGAAATGTTAGACCCATTCCAAGTCTTTACTTCAGCACCAAATACCTGACGCTGTTCTACTTCGGTTATAGTCTGTGTGGTTGTGGTCGTTGAGTTCATCGACCCTGTGGTAAACTGAGGCGTAACAGTATTAGCATACGCACCTGCAGGTAGCAGTAGCATAGCAATAAGTAATTTTCTCATGTTTTTGGTTTGTCTTTGTTTGCCATAGGACATACAGGAGGTTTGCTTCCACCATTCTTACCAGTAGTAAGACCAAATGTGGCCAATGCTCCTGTAAAAACGCTGGCCACAAAAGTGATGTCAGAGTTACCAGATTTCTTAACCATAGGTATATCTACATAGTTCATGGTAATGATAAAACCAGACCATACTACTACACCTAATCTTACAAAAGTGCCTAGTATTTCTATTTGATGTTCTTTATCTTCTACAACATCTTTTATCTTTTTTGTGAAGCTCCTTGGTTGTCCTTTAATGACTTTTTCTTCTTCCATTTATCAACTTTACCTTGTATAAACTTTTGTAGTTTTTTCTTTATGGTGTCAAAAAACGGTTGAGCAAACGTAGTTACAGCTACGGCAGATACCGCTGCATAGCTTGCAGCCACTACTACTTCTGTGGTAGGTAATGGTACATCTATGTTTATCATTGGTATGTTTATGCTCGGTGCTGGTTGTTCCGTAGTTTCTGTAGTTTCTGGTTGTGTGCCTTCTGGTTCTCTAAGATCACTAGGAGGCACTACCATAGGTACATAACTAGGAACGTCAGCTGTGGGTAGCGGTATAGAGATTGTTTCAATCTTCTGTAATTTCGGAAGTAACAGTGTTGGAATTTCCATTATTTAACTCCCTATCTTGTATCACAGCATTTATAGCTATAATTTTTTCTTTACACTGTTTTTGTGTATCAACAGCTTTGTTGTATGTATCAACTAATTGTTTAAGGTGTTGTTTTAATTCTTCGGTGGTTTCTTTCATTAAACTGGTGGTTGTCCTGTTACGTAAGGGTTATCTCCTAAGAGAGTAGTATCCCATGCTGCCTTAAGTTCAGTTTCTGTTGAAGCTGCACTTATAGCAGATGCTGCTGGTGCATCTCTTAATGCTTGTTTTTTAGATACTATTTCAGCTGTATCTCCGCTAGTTTCTAAAGCTTTTTGAAATTCGACATCAAGAGCAGCTAGTTTTGGTGTTCTAGCTATTCTTACATTATCTTTAAATAATTCTTTAGCTTTAGTCATGTCTGTTTTAATAATACTCAATCTCCTACTCCATCTGTAAGGTCTGCTTCGTCTACTGTCCAAGCGTTACGAAATGATCTATCTTTTGGAATTTCTGATCTTGGAACAATTTTGTACCCTTTACCCGTAGGTACACGTCTTTTTGCTATCTCTTCAACTGTTTCATCTGTTAGGTTAGTAGGATGGCATATAAGTATATGCCCAGCTGGGTATTCTGGTAAGTTGCTTTGATAGATAATACTATAATCTGAATTTGCCATAATTTTTTAATAACTTGATAAACATACGAATTGATAACTTTTATCACCCCAATCGTAAAAAGCCATATTACTGTAATAAGAGAACCCACCTCTCATACGAACTTCGTCAACTTGTGAATCACGAATAACAGTAATAAAGTAGCAGTTATTTGAAGTTGATTGGGAAGTCAACGTAGTAGCATAGTTAGTGTTTGCTGCGTTGTTGGTAAAGTCCGCTGTCATATCACCTGTACCATTGTCAGTAATGTCAGCAATATTAAAACCATCACTTAAATCACCATCAGATCCAGCACAACCCCAAGCATGAACTGCGTTATCTCCATAATATGCCATTATGATACCTCCGTTAGATTAAATTTAAACTTTTTACCAGAACGGTTATTTTTTAAGAACAAGTCTGATTCTCCTTCTTGTATTGTCCAGTCACCCCAAGTTGAGTCGACATCGTTAGATGAACCTTCGTTAGATAAGTGAAGGTCATTGGTGTAAATGTTTCTATATCTATATGATGATGAACCTAAATCATAAGAATTATTTGAAGTAGGTATAAAGTTTTGTGTATTTACCTGACCTGTAAAAGTACCACCTGATTTAGGCATGTAACTTGATAATGAGCTACTTGTAATATAACCAGCACCATTTGTTAACTGGTTGTTATTAGTGACATTATTAGCACCGTTAGCTACGTTTAACAAGGATCTTGCAGCAGCAGCTGAATATGATCTAGCATAAGTGTCTGATCCGTTTGTTCCAATAAATATACCCATTCCAGATGTGTTACCACTAGTTCCAAAAGAACCAGAAGCATTGAAGTAGTTAGCAAACACATAACCACTAGCATTTCTAGCTACAATAGTGTTAGTACCTTCAGCATTACTTACGTGTAAACCATCACATTTGTCAGCATCTAGTCCACTGCCAGACCCATCATTTCCAGAAGTCCAGACAGTTCTAGCTCCATTATCAACATACCATTGTAAACCAGTTTCACCGCTACCCATTCTTAAATATTCACCACTTTGCTGGTTAACTATAATCATTGAATCTAGTGTAGCATCAAACTGTATATAACCTCTATCAGTTGAACCTTCTCGGAATCTAATATAAGGGCTAGTAGCACCAGCAAGTATAATTTTTTGTGCTGTTGATGAGTTAAAAGTATAAGTACCACCTGTTAAGGTATCGCTTCCAACTGCACTAACAAAATTTCCAGCATGGTTGCCATCTAGTAAGTCAGCGTCTAACCCAGAACCAGAACCGTCTACAGTTTTGATAGATGTAAGTATTTCACTAGCTGATTGGTCAGCAGTAGCTCCAGATTCAATACCATCTAATTTACTACCGTCAGCACCTACGTCTCTACCGTCAACTGTACCTGATACTGTGATGTTTCCTGTTACGTCAACACCAGAATCAACATCTAAATTACCTTTAAATTGTGCAGATTGATCGTTTAATTTTAATACTAATATATCGTTAGCTACACTAGGGTTATTAGTTTTACCAAATGCTAATACATTTGAATTGTTTACAATGTAAGCATCTTCATCAGAACCTGCAATATCTGTAAATTTAAATTTTGGGAAATCACCAGATAGTGTTAAATCTCCACCTGTTATGGTAGCATCACCTGTTGTAACTATATTCTGACTTCCAAAGTCGGGAGATATTTTAGTTCCAGCTATAGCAGCAGAGTTACTAATGTCTGCGTTGTCTATTGTTCCAGCTGGAAGGTTAGACATATCTTCTCTAAGAAGAGGTCGTCCACCAGCCTGTGAGCCGTCATGTATAACGGCTGTATCTTTAGTTGTATCAATAGTAACTTCACCCTCGGCTCCAGTAAAGCTACTATGTTGAGAGGTTGTACCTCTTCTTAATTTTAATAATTTTGCCATTTATAGAGTTCCGAAATCGAGAGTTAAGTTTGTACCATCTATAGTACCAATGTTTGATAAGTTGTTGTTTTGACCGTCTAAGTTACCGCCTAGTTGTGGTGATGTATCAGCAACTAAATCTGTATTAATACTTGATGTACCAGCTGCTGTAAGTCTACCTTGAGCGTCTACAGTAAATGTAGCGATAGCTGAGGATGATCCATAACTACCAGCTGTAACTGAGGTGTTTGCAAGTTTTGCAGCAGTTACTGCGTCATCCGCAATCTTAGCTGTTGTAACTGCACTGTCTGCTAAATGTGCAGTATCTATTGACCCATCTACATAGTGTTCAGAGTCTATACTGTCATCAGCTAAATCAGCAATAAGAGTACCTGTTAATGTTGCACCAGTAGAAGTTATTTCTAGCTTTGTATTTCCACCATCTTGTAATTTAAGATTACCAACACCAGCTGAGTTAATTACAGAATCTGATGTATTATGAAATATCTGTAAATCTGAGTCAGCACCAAACTTAGCTTTTATATTATCGTTATACCTGTTGTCTCCAGTAAATATAACACCAGAGGTAGTAGCAAAGTTACCAGTAGCTGTAACACCACCCTGCCAAGAACTACCATTGTATACTCTTAACTCATTAGCAGATGTGTTAAAGAACAAGTCTCCTACATCTAAGCTAGTTGTTGGGTTGGTAGAACCTATACGATACCTATTAGCAAAGGTATTTACATCAGTGACATTAGTAGCAACAGTGTTGATGTTTGTTGCATTGCTGACTACACTGTTAATATTACTAGCATTGCTGACTGCAGCATTAATGTTAGATGCGTTAGAAACAGCACTATTTATATTGCTAGAATTATTAGCTACAGCAGTTATGTTAGAGTTGTTATTAGCAACTGTAGTTACATCTGACGAAATACCAGCAACTGTTGTTATGTTAGTAGATATGTCAGCCAGTGTGTCCATATCAGATACGATAGCTGAAGTAGCTAAAGTATTCATATCAGCTACAACATCTGTAGTTCCAAGTATTGCTAAATCTGCAACAGCGTCCGCAGTACCTAATCTTCCTATTTCAGTAGCTTTACCAGCAACAGCACCTATGTCTGTGGCATCAGCAGCGACTGCATTAATATTAGTAGCGTTCCCGGCAACAGCAGTTACATTACTATCTATATTAGCTACAGCAGTTACATCACTAGATATATTAGCTACACTTGTAATGTTGCTTGATATATCAGCTAGTGTATCCATGTCAGACACAATGGCTGTAGTACCTAGTGTGTTCATATCAGCTACAGCATCGGCTGTGCCTAGTCTTCCAATCTCTGTGGCTTTAGCAGCTACTGCTCCTATATCAGTGGCATCTGCTGCAACCGCAGTTACGTCTGATGATATACTAGCAACCGAAGTTACATCTGATGAGATATTAGCAACTGTTGTTACATTACTACTAATAGTTTGTACAGTATTTAAGTTGTTTATATTATCAGCTACAGTCTGGATTCTAGTTATATCATCCGAAACTGTTTTGATTGGGTCATCTTTAACAGTTATAGTGTTACCCATAGCGTTGCCATGTACACTACAATAATATCTAAAACCTGTAGGCTGTGTTTCTGGTATCTTAATTGCTACTTTTGCACCAGCTTGACCAGCTGTTCCTGTAACTGTTACGTTTGTAGTATAAGCACCTGAGTCTGTTTTAAAAACTAAAGGATGATTAGCGTTACTACTATCACTTTGGTCAAAGGTATATGTCCAACCTTTGTACAATGTTAGAGCTTTAGCAGGGTTTGAAGTATCACCATCTAGTACATATTTGTTACCACCAGAGTCTACTACTGTAGTAGTAAATGTTATCTCATCTTCTAATATATCTGCAACTATGTCAAGTGATCCGTTAGAGCTACCTGTAGTAACTGCATCTGTTATCAAACCTAAATCTTCGCTATATGTTATAGCACCTGATACAATAGATATATCGTCTAGTACTGACTGACTTGGTGTTACGTTAGAAAATGCACTACCTGTATATACCAGTATATTATCATTACTACTATCATACCATAAGTCACCTTCTGTTAGTGATGAACCATCATTTCTTTCTGTAGGCTCACTTGCAGAAATAATATATAAATCAGCAAAGTTATTTATGTCTACTACGTTTGCACCAGCTGCTGAAATATTAGTAATGTTGCTTGCAACTGTTGTAACTTCAGTAGCTTTAGGTACTAATCTATGGAAAGTATATGTGTTAAGTGTTGAAGTAGATTCAACTAATAGTCCAAAACCTTGAGGTAAAGCTGAAGGTACTCCAGTAATAGTTACTGTGCTATTTCCTACAGTTCCGTTTGCAATAGTTACTGTAGTTCCGCTAGGAGTATAAGACTGTGATAAAGCACCAATACTTAAAATAGCTGCTTGACCTGTAGCTCCTTGTGGGTTTGTATTTGGAAAAACTAATTCAGTAGCAATAACAGTAAAACCACCAACCTCATCAACAAGGTCAATAATTCTTGCGTTAATAGCAGCCGTAGTAGCTACGAACGCATCTGAGTTAGACCAAGTTTGTCCACTAGCTATAGTTTCAGAAGAGTCTTGTCTAAGGAATCTATCTTCAGCTTCAGTTTCTGTGTAGTATCTAGCGTCTAAAACTCCATCATTTAGAAGTTCATCCTCTGTGTAATATCTATTATCTAAAGTTCCAGTTGCTATATCAGCATCAACAATCGAACCGTTTACTATGTTAGCTGAAGCTATAGTTATATCAGTAGGTAAAGCTCCAGCACCTAGTTTATCTAGGGTAACACTGTCATTTAATAGCTTTGATCCTTGTATATCTGCACTAGCATTTATATCAGCATCAACAATAGTTCCATTAACAATGTTGGTACTAGATACTGTTATGTCTGTTGGTAAAGAACCTGAACCTAACTTTGTTAGATCTACGGAATCATTAGCTAATTTAGAACCTTGTATATTTGCACTTGCATTTATATCTTCGTCAACAATAGATCCATTTACTATGTTAGCTGAGTTAACTGTTATTCCAGACTTAAGTAATCCATCAGCAATTTTGCTGTTATCTATATCTGCACTAGCATTTATATCAGCATTAACTATAGTACCATCTACAATATGGCTAGATGTAACAAAGTTTTTGCTTGGTTGATCTCCGTCAAACAAAACACCTTCTATAGTTAGTGCTTTGTTTCTAGCTTCTTGTGCTGTAAAGTTAGATTCAGTAGATGAGTTATTAAGATCTTTAGCTCTTATTGTACTACCACTAGCAAAACTTGTGTAAGCACTATCTGCATCTCTTGTTCTACGTTCTACAAATACAATAGCACCGTTAGGTAATGCACTGTTAAAACGGACTACACTATTATTACTAACTAAAGTGTAGTTTTCTAAAGTTTCTGTACCTCCTGTATGTGTTATGGCTGGGAAGTACAATCCATCTGTATTATTTACTTGATTATGATTAGCGTCTACATTACTACTGCTACTTTGCCTAAAATGCAAAATACGTTTGTTATTGTTAGCAGCTATACCAGCTGTTGTTTTAGTAACATAGACATCTAAATCATCTTGATTATTCAGTTGTAGTCCTGACAAGCTGAAATCGGTGGTGCTGCTATTGCTTGTGGCAGGAAAAAGTATTTTAGTTGTAACTGCCATTCATTTAAATGTTATTTTGGAAATTCGTTTATTAAGTAGTCGATTCTACTATAATTACCTGTTTTTGCTGCTTTCTTCTTCGCTTCACGAATCTGTATTCTTTGACTAAGATCACTAAATTCGTCTTTAGTTAATAATAATTCTATAGCTCGTTTTTTTGCTCTTACTACTTCTCTATGTATTAGTTGATAGAACATCTGTCCCTCAACTCCATCACCGTTTCTTTTTAAAAATCCACGTTCTTTATATTCTTCTAGCATATCTTGCCAAGATTTATCACCTACAATACGCTCTAAATTAGCTCTTAGTTCTGTATCCATAGACATAATCTTTTGTAACTCAGATCTTTCTTTAGATGTTAGACGCTCACCTTTGTAAGTTGTTACAGCATCTGGTAAATTGTAGTTTATTTCAACTAAAGCCTGTTTTACAGGGTCATTACCTGCATCAACTATAGCAACAGGGCTAACTGCATTAAATATACGTAAAAATGGATTATCTGGAGGTGCTACATAGGGTGTACCTGATCTATCTTTACCAAATACATCATATTTGTTAGGTATGTTGCTTCTAAATATAAGGTCATTCTTTCTTATTTGCTCAAGAAAAGACACAGCCTCTACTTCATTAGCATCCATTACCTCTCGTAAACCAGCTAATAGACCTTGATATGGCATAATACCTCTAGCTATCCTAGCTACAGCACGTTGAGCTGCACCTACATTAGTGTCTGCATTTAGTATTGTAGCTAAATCAGCCACACCTGATAGCATAGACTTATCAACAAACAGTGCAGATCCCATCCACACAGTTTTTTGGAACATATCATCAAATAAGTCTTCACCTAAAACGTGTTGATTAGTTGTTATATTAGCAACTGATGAAAATATAGTGTTAAATGGCTCCATATTCCTATATGATATGTACATGTCACCAACTTTAAATGAGTTAGCTTGTATACCACGCATTTTCCATTGATCTCGTGTTTCCTTATCATATGGTAGGTCTCCAGTAACTAAACCTTGTAGAGACATTATACCTACAAGCGTTGCAAGCGTATTACCCATAGCCATACGGCCACGCATAAGTGCCTGTGCTTGTGCTAAATCTTGTGGTCTTATACCATATTCTGCTAAATTATTACCGTTCATTATATCATCCCACTGTCTAGTAAACCTATTTAGTTCAGTGTGTGCAAATGATAAACGTATAGCATTGTATCCAGTTCTTACAAATGGAAAGAAAAACATACCACCTGGCATATTACTTAACCTTTCAAATATACCAAACATTTCTGGCAATGCTTTAGTCATAGCAGCTTCATCACCTGCTAAACTTGCAGCTTTGTCAGATACCACAAACATCTTGTGCTTATCTCTTACAAATATTTCGTTACGGAATTTTTCCTCATGTTTTGCAGCCCATGCTCCTACATTCTTCATGTCTATGCCTTCTTCTATAGCAGCCCTTGCAGCTCTCATACGCATTTCCATACGTCCTATAAGAGTTCTTGCAAAAGCATCACCAGCTCCCATTATATTCTGAGAATATCTCATAAATGGGCTAGTATTAGCCATAATAAGACCGTTAGTTACTCGATATGCCTGTTGTTGACTTTTTGTACCATACTTATCATAGTATTTAGCTAGTTCAGCAAACTCTGCTAAGTCCTTTTCTGTATCAAACTTACCTGAGTATGTCTGTGTCTGTCTATTTACACCTAGTTCCCAGTTATGCTTCCACATAGCTAGACTCTCACCAAGAGATTTACCAATACTATCTATAGCTGTAGCTGCAATCAACATCTCTTTTTGATTACCACGTATCATAGCTCCAAAGTATGCTTGAAATGGACGTAGTAAAGAGATCATATTTGTACTTGCTACCGCCTTTATAGGTGTTGTAAGTCTACTTAACAAAGAGTTGTAGTATACTGATCTGAGTTCACCTACCATACGAGGTGTTACACGTACACCATTAACTTGTGTACCTAATGGGTTCTTGTTTACCAAGGCACTAAGATACTCATGTATATGTCTTTGTACAGTAACTATACCTCCAGAATGTTGGTGTAGTACAAGTAAATCGTTTGCTATATCAGACCTACCTTCTTTAGTTAGTCGTTTTAACTCACCAAAATAGGTCTGTGCATTTTCAACTATTTCTTTTATACCAGTATTTATTCTTAGTTTTTCAGCTGCACTGAAAGAACCAACAACACCATCCTTACCTATCTTCTGTTGTAACAAAGCATTACCAGTTAAGTAACCAATCTTTCTTTGTTCAACCATTATAGTCTGCATCATATCATAGATTTGTTCAGCAGCTCTATATTTAGACATACCTTGTGGTAGATTGACAGCTCCAGTAGAAATATCAGCAACTTTTCTACCTAAACTATTAATAATTAACATCATGGCTGCCTTCATTTCTGGCGTACCAGTTGTAAACTTATTATCTTTGTCAAAACTCCAGTCTATGTACTTATCTTTAGATTTAAAATACGCTTGCATATTGTCAAGAGCTTCTAAACCACCATCATCAATCTGTGTATATAATTCTTCTGCAGTTTCTAAAATAGTTCTAGTAACTTCTTTTTGAGTAAATCTACTCGTATCAATTTTTTCCCCAGTTTCTTCAAGAATGTTTGCATTGATACCTTGCTTAACATTTTGCTTAAAAACCATCTCACCGATTTCATCAGCAGCATCTTTTAGGTATGGGTATAAAGTTGATGCACCCATTTCTGTAGACATAGCTTTTACGTCTGCTTCAGAAAATGGTAGTGTAGAACCTCCTTGGTCAATGTCACCTCTTTTATTGTTTATAACAGCTTCTTCAACAACTTTTCTAGCTGCCACTTTTTTGTTAGGTTGCTCATTAAAGTGTGTTGACTTCTCACTGTCATTAAACTTCTCAGGGTTTACAAATGGATCTGGTTCACGTATTTTATCTTCTTCTATTTGAAGTCTACTTGCACCTTCTCTGTCAAACCAAGGGTCTTTTTTTCTATTACCTATATTGTCTGCTAACTCATTGAGTGAAGCCATACCTCTAAACTGACCTTCTTCTACACGAAACATGTCAGCATTAAAAGATGGATCTTCTCTTTTTAGCCATCTTATCATGTACGGCGATAAATCACCACCTTCACTTAAAGATTTCCACTCAGCAAAATCATCTTCGTCTAAATATTTTTTGTTATATTCTTCACGATAGTTACGCTTGACTATACCTTTTTCTTCGTCAAGTGCCTTTGCCTTCATCACATTGTCATGTGCTTCTTTGAGAGTAGCAGATTTTTGCATACTATCTTCAGCTATTTCTGTACCTTTAAGGTTTGCTAACTCTCTGTTACCAGTTTTATTGAACTCTTTAGCTGCACCATACATACCTCTAATACTAGCAACCAGTAGATCACCTACTACGTTCATACCAGCACCAGCTGTCATGGTTTTTATTCTAGCTATCCAAGGATTATCTTTCTCAGGATCAATAGACAACGCTTCAGAAAACGGTACAAACGGTGCATATTGATTGACTAAGTTTGCTATGTTACCCATTTCTGAGCTAGATGATACAAGGTCAGCAATAGCACCTTCTCCAGCAACTTTAGCACCTCTAGGTATATAAGCTAGTGTTTTAGCAATGTATCTAGGTTTACCAGCTCTTACAGCACCTTTGGCTAATTTAAGACCCATCTTTGCAGCCTTGGTTCCTGTACCTATTGTACCACCACCAATACCACCTGTAACAGACGCTAAGACACCAAACTCTACAAGACCTCTTGCAAGTTTACCTAGACCTGATTCATTCTCAGGTACTAAGTGGTCTGGTATATCCCACCATGCTCCATTTTGATAGTTTTCATGAAATGGATTATTTCTATCATCTTGTACTCCAAACAAGCTATTTATAGCTGTCATAGCTGTATCGCCTGTTAGATCTAGAAAACTACCAACACTATCAACAGCATCAGCAACACCACCAACAAGAGCTTTACCAGCTTCTTTAGCAACCTCACCTGCACTGTCTGGTACAAAACCTTGGTCTTTTACCTGATCCATAATAGCAGATGGATCTACAACTTCTTCCTCTCCACTTAGAGCATTTTGTAATTCATCATGTGCAGCTTCTAAATCTAAATTATAAGTTTGTTTATCCTGTTCACTAAAATCCAGATTTTCTAATTCATCCATTTACCTTCCTCCAGTTCTTTTGGTAGTTGTAACTTCTGGTTCTTCACTAATGAAAAACTCAGGTTCTTGTAATAACAAGTTAAAGAACGCTTGTGCATATGGTGCTGTACCTTCTTTGTATCTTGTAATAAAACCTTCAGTAGCTTTTTCATTACTCTTGTAACCAAGGTTCATGCCATCGACCTTTTGTTGTAAAGCATTGTACCTATTATCACCTATAACAGCTTTTATATCATACATAAGTTGATTACTGTTAGCGTCATTTCTTTGGTTTATACCCCATAAAATACCACTAGGATTTCTAATAGCTTCTATAACACGTTTTTGTGCGTTTAGCTTATCTACTTTTTCCTTATGTATACCCCATTCTTCATTGTACTTAGTTAAGAACGGCAAAGTCTGTGCTCCTGGCGTACCCTCTGGTACATCTATATTTTTACCATTTTGTGTTATATAATAACGTTGAATAAACTTAGACGGTACTTCATTATCAAGTGCATTTAGTTGATTATTAAGTTCGTCTATAGTAACAGGTGTTGCAA